TGTAGGCATCCAATGCACATGTGGATATAATGACGTTTCTTTCTTCCAATTATGTGGTAACTGACAAGTAAAGTAAAGCTCTTCCTCAGTTCCAGCATCAAATAAGTAAGTAAATAATCCCTGCGAACCAGAACCATTATCTAACACCTTCGCAAAGCCAGGATCTTTCGAACCACCTAGCTTTGTCGAAGTAACAGGAACCCTCAAGTCATCCCAAACAGTATCATTCAACAAGATGCCATTCTCATCAATAGTAACACTGTTTGGGACGCTTATCCCATTAGGAAAGTTAGTTATTGGCATAACTTATTAGCTAACTGTGCAAACACTTGAAATCAGCAGCGAACCATCAGGCTTAACAAACACTACCCAATAATCATCAGCAGCAGCAGTAATAGTCATTCCCAACAATCCAGCAGCAGTCGTTGTAAACAAACTCGGACCAGCAGAACCAAGATTCGTCAGTGCACCATTAGTAAGCACTGCCAAAGATGTATCAGCAAGATTATGAGTAAGCCCTGTAGCAACCTCGCTCAAATACATCAGCCCAGATACAGGAGTAGTAAGAGCATTCCCATTAACATCTTTGAAAACAAATTGTACAGCACACGATCCTGAAGCAGGAGTTGCTGTCGTTGTAACTGAGGCAAAGGCTGGAGCAAGTGAAGTCCCTTCGAATGTCGGGCCATTTTTACCAAACGAATACTTTCCCATTTTACCACTCCTTGTTTAGAGTAGCGCCGGAAGAATGATTACCTTCCGACGCCAGTATTAAAATTAGTTTCGTTGTTCACTTATGAACAAACGATTACGAAGCACCAGGACTTCCGAAAATTCCACGAGGATCAGACCAACCAAACGATCCGCGGAAGGTCGCCTTGAACTTTGCATTTTCGGTATCAAAGTCATTCTCAGTACCGAACGCATCAGCTCTACGTTCCATATACTTCATTCCATCAGGACAATTCGTCCCAATAAACCATGCATCAGCATCAGTCAGATAATGATTAACCTTAACACCTTGCGGGAACTTCTTAGAAGCCCTCAACGCATTAATATCATTATTAGCAGTACCAGATTGACCAATCGATTCAAGAATCCTGAATGCATCAAACTCAAGTGCTGACGGAATAATCAACTTCTGAGGCATAATCGCAATCGTCAGACCACGATCAGTCTTAAACGCACTAATATCAATACATGCTTGCTCAAGAGCAACTTCACTCAGATCAGCAGCGGTTGCAAGCTCATTGCGCCAAGTACCACCAGACTTATTTGGATGATCAGTTGCGCAAAGTTCCTTTCCATCAGAATTAGCTCCCATAGTATAAGCAGAGTTAAACGCACGATTAAGTACGTTCGCCCCAATCATCTCTTTAGTCTGACGAATCGAGAATGCCAGAGCACTCGCACGACGAAGAGCAACAGTCACCGCAATACCATCTTCATACATCTCTCGAGTAATAATAAACCCAAGACCATACGTCACATGAGTATAGCGACTAACAAATCCCTGCTCCTGCTCATCATACGCAACTCCGGCACCTTCAGTCTTAACCGCAGCAAGACCAAAGCCAGTGACTCCAACTTCTTCTTCAAAAGCTTTCGTTGAATTAGTCTTCTCAAAAATATCCAAATATTCAATTGGATATTCCTTATATTTCTGCCCAAACCAGGTCTTTACTCCTGGAACCAAATCTTTAGCAAAATTGCTAGTTGTAATAATACCCATTAGTTATCTCCTTACACGTCAGTTGAAATAGTAAGACCAAGCTCATGCTCGCCAAAAAGAACTTCCCATTTAGCATAATCCCCAAGAGCATTATCTTCTCGATCAACCAAACGCAAAATTCGGCAGTTACCAGTGGTATCAGTAGCAGTATCACTCGAATCAAGTTCCATCGCAGACTTACCAGTAGTAGTAGATCCAGATCCAACTACAAAGTTAGCTGACAGCCCAACCATTGCAGCAGTAATCGAGTTAGCATCACTATCTTCCTGCACTTCAAAAATAACTTGCGGATCATCAACTACAAAAACATACATTGCAGTAGCAGCAGGACGATAAGTGCGATTCGGTGTATCAGGATGAGTCATCGTATAAGGATTATCACCAAACCCTACAACCACGCCACGAACAGCCGCTCCAGCAGTAGCCTGAGCTACAGTCGGATACTTACCGGTAGTATCAGCAGCTCCAGCGCCTTTTACTGCATCGCCTTTAAAAATAGCAGTATTATCAGTACTCGGAACATAATAAACGTTTGCTTTTCCATTCCAGGGGGAGCCATTCAAATGTTTGACTGGTTTAAACCCGAATGGAGTATCAAGATTTGCCATAATATAACTCCATTAAAATTAACAATTTAAGAAATACTTATCTCACCGTCCAAGCCATCTTTACCAGGAGTTTTCGATTTTCTCTTAATCTCATTCTCAACCTTAGTAATCTGTGCTTGAGATGCTGCTCGATCTTCATTATAAAGATCTTCTGGAAGTTCCATCAGTACAGCTCGTTGACCTCCGCCAACATGAGGATTAGCTAAGCTACCTAATGTGCTTGCTCGCCCAAGTTTCGGATCACCAATCTGTACTGGCTCTTCAACAACATTCCAGCCAGCAGCTTTAAAATTCTCAATCCTATCACCCTTGTCATTCACAAACCGGCGCACGAATCCCGGCTTTTTCGGTGCAGTCAAAACATTCCTCGTCCCCAAAGGAACTCTCTTTCTAGGCTGCTCACCCATTCCACTCTTTCCTTTCTCTGAATCACTCATCTTAAATTCCTCCTATTAACCTATGCTTGCATTTTTGCAATATCACTAATATATTGCTCTTCAGTCATAATGCCACCCTTTACAAATTGATTCATAATTTGTATCTGATCGGAAGTCAAATCAGCCCGAGTAAAAGATGCATTATTCCCTTTTGCAGAAGACCTTTCAACAGGACTTCTTGGTCCTATAGGAGTCTTAACCTGTTCAACAGCCTTGCTCACTTCAAACTTCTCAGGAAAAACTTCCTGCACTTTAGTCCTTACAATAGCATAAATCCGTTCAAGTGGAGCACCTACATATTGCTGCGCAACTGTATCAGCAAATGCAGCCATCGCATCATCTTCTACATACCATCCATTATCTTTAATCCATTCATCATAAACAGGATTAACCACAGCAGGCTGAGTTTGCTTATCAGCAGCTTTCGGAGCATCAATATCTTTTTGCTTTTCATCAATTTGCTTATCAAGTTCTTCAACCTTATCTACATCAGCCAACTCAATAGCAGCTTTCCTCTCCTTTTTCAACTCAGCAATTTCACCTTCAAGTTTCTTAACTTCTGCCTTATAAACGCTTTCATTATGCGCCTTCAATGCACTAACAGAATTATTCAACGCCTGAAGTTGTTCTTTCAAATCCTTATTATGCTGACTCATCGACTTTTGAATATCTTTCGATCTCAAAATATAAGTCGCCGCATCAACTGCATCTTCGCCTTTATGATCTTCGCGCCAACCAAGCTGCGTAGCAAGTTCCTTCACACCAGGCAAATCATTACCTTTTGATTCACCATCCTGGGATTCATCAGGGGTCGCTTCGCTCCCCATTTGTACGGTTGGTTTTTCAGCAGCCTTTTCAGAACTTGCCGGCCCTTGAAGATCAGCAATCATTTCAGCTTCTGACTTATTAGGCACTTCTACACTAATAATGTCATCAATAAATTCTTCTGCCATCATAACACCTATTTAAAAAAGTAATTTAGCAAGCACATCATTATCATTAATCAATACGTAATCCTGGCCATCTTTGCCCTTCATCGAAACACCGGCATATCGCGCATAACTAACCTTATCACTAACTGCAGCCCAAGGTTCGCCATCATCAAGATCTTTCCATGCGCCAGGACCAACAGCAACTAACGTACCAACTGTAGCAGCCTGTTGCTCTTTATCCCGTGTTTCTTGAGGCAAGAAAATTCCACCGGCAGTCCGTTCCTCTACCTTATCAGGCAGGACCAGCAAGTGCCCACCAGTTGGAACTATTCCAGATTGATTAAAGTCCATAATGTCTGCCATAATGTTACCCTTTTAAATAAGTATTAATCTAACTTAATAACCGCTTCTTTCATCAACATCATCAACTATAGGATCACCAGCATAGGAAATATTCAATAACTGATTCAGCCCATCTAACTGACCAATCGCCCGATTGGTAAACCCATGCGTTGCTTGTGCATCAGGACCAATCGTATTTCCATAAGCAAGTTGCTCTATGATTTCTGATCTAACTTTTTTAATCTCTGCAAAAATCTCTTTCGTTACTGGATGCTGTTTCCATTCTGCAAACTGTTCTGCACTAATCATTCCTAAGCTCCTTTAATCTGCCATCTCTTCAAGCATTTTCTTGCGCTTACTAATAGTATTAGCTGCATCAACTACAGAAAACTTATTTCCATTCTTTACATCTTTCTTAGGTTCATCACTTGACAATCCTAAAGCCCGCAAAAAGGAAAACTTTTTCTTCTTCTTCGCATCATCCATTATTTATACTCCCTTCGAAGAGTTTCTTCAGTTAGACCATTCGGTGCTTTGCCAATACTTTGCTGGCTTCGGCCCATTTCAATTTGATTCGCCACAGAGGCTTCTTCAATATCAAGTTTCCTTACATCATGTTCTATGCCGGCAACATCTTTCGCAGCCTTAACTTGTGATGCAGGAATCTCAGATCGAATCTTATCAGTTTCAGCAGCCAGCTTTTCAATCTTTGCACTAAGCTCCTGAAGTTCAAGTTGCATCTTTTGCATAGCCATTTGTTCTTCAGGCTTACCATCTTCAGGTTGTTCAGGAAAGAATGCTTCAATATCCTCAATATCAAGCGCAACCAAGTACCTACGCAAGATCTCCATATCGTCTAAACCTTGTCCACGAAGATCAAGCAGTGCCTTGGCTTTCAGCAGCCGCTGCACCATCGTAGTAGCATTCGGATCACTTACAGGCTCAATGTCAAAGTCGCCACTTGAGAAATCAGCTTGAACAATCGCCTGCTGATCATCAAGAACAAGACCATACGTCATCTGATCCAGATAAAGCGCATTCAGCCGCTTGATCTTTCTAAACTCTTTATACTGTGCGCGATGAATCCGCTTATGGACAGCAGAATAAACTTGCAGTCCTTGCTCAATCAGTGCTAGAACACTTTCTGCTGGAACATTCGCTCCTGGAGAATTGCCGGCCAGAATCTCAGTCATTCCAGCAAGTTCTTTACCACTTTCAATCAGCAGACCAAGCAACTGAAACAACGTAGTACTCGGTTCCCTAATCGGCATCGGAAACACATTTTTCCGCAGATCATCTCCAGTAACATCAACTGGTTTCCACTCACCAGACTTCAGTTGAATAGACTTACCTCTGCCAAGCTTCAATCCGCGGCCAAGGAATCCTGACTGTCTGTTGCTCAGTGTTCCAGCATCAATCAGTTGATTCAGCAGTGTGTTGATAGCTGAGTTTGTGCTCATCAACAGACTGCCAAATCCCATCCCATAAAATCCGCCCTCAACATCAGGCATAAACAAGTACCGAGTAAAGTACTGTTCAGGAATGATTTTAACTATTGATCCATTTGGATCTTGAACGCCTTGTGCATTATTTGTTCTGATAACTCCATCAGAAGCCCATCGAGGAGAAATCCTGACTAACTTTTCAGTCTCTGCATGAATCGTTACAATATAAGGCTCTTGATAGCCATCATTATCAAGATCATACCAGCGATGCTGCTCAAGAAAAAGATGTGGAGTCTCATCATCTACGTCCGAAGTTTTCTCAGAGGTCGCTTGCCCAAGTACAGCAGGATCAAACTTTATAAATGTTCCTGATGTTATTCTCTCAACAATTTCATTATGATAAAGATAAATCTTATGCGTAACTCGTGGTGCTCTTTCAAGAGATTCAGCAAAATAATTAACTACCAAATCATCAGCGAAAACCAGACTAGAGATATTCTTTCGCTCAATGCTATCAAAGTAACTCTTCTTAAAAGCGCAACCAATCGCAGGAAGCGTAAACAATAGCTGATCTACACCTTCTTCCCAACCGTCCATATGACTAAGAAGTTGGAAAGACATGAACTCGCTAATGCGCTGAGACTTTGCTAACTTCTCACCCGTCGGATCATCACCAATAACTTTACCTCGAACAACGTTGTTGCCTTTGATAAGTTCAGGATATGCACGAGAAGCAAACTGAATGCACGCATTAATAATCAGCGGATATTTAACGTTTGCTACTACTTCGCCAGCATAAGTTTTCTTCTTGACATGCAACTTTGCAAGATCAATGATTTGCTTATTGAGAGCTTCCCATTCTTCACGACTAGCTAAATCAATCTTATACCCTTCCATTG